CTGTTATCAACTAAATCCACAATATAAAGCTCCATACAAAGTTATAGCAAGAAATGGAGACAAGTATGAGTGGCATCATAACAAAAGAATGTTGATAATGAACAGAGCTGAGAGACTAAAAAGACTTGTATTATACGCAATTAAAGATATAAATCAAGCAAATGGAAAATGATAAACGAGACTTAGCGTTAATACTATTTGGGTTAGCGCTAATATTTTACATAACTATACTAACTATAAAATTAATTTAAAATGGAATCAAAAGAACCAACAAACGAAAAAATAATAGATGCTGTAAAAAAGTATTATGGTATAATAATAGATGAAAACGCTTATCAAAGCGCTGATGTATACGCTTACGAAGAAACAACCGCAGATGGTTATTCTGTATATGTTGTAACCGGTGACATGGACAGCGTATGTATACCTGAAGATGTATATTATTACGAAAGTGATATACCGTCAGCCATTATGGAATATATAGATAATGGTAATGGCGACTGTACTATATATGCAGATCAATACTTTTTAGATGATATATACTTTGACGATGTATTATTAGAAGCATTTCAAGAAATAGCAGATAAGATATATGACGAAATTATGAATTATGATGAAGTAGATTATGGCTTTGACATGGCAGAAATATTATGGCTCAAAGAAGAATTTACTGAGTCAGAAGAAATTAATCAGACTGTTAGTTAGTTAATAGTAGTTTAGTTTCCACGAATAGCAAAGGCATCGCGCCGCGGCGTAAGCTCGTACTCAAAAGGTACGGGCTTTTCGTGGTATGAATAATATAAATATGATGAAAGCGTTTATGTTGTTAGGGGATCTATCAACTAAACAAGGTGAAGAGCTGTCAGACATGGCAGTAAAATACCAAGAAAGAATAGCTTTTGCTACAATGAGAGCTGCTATACCTGACTGGCAACCACCAAGTGATTGGGACAAGTTGAGTAATGCAGAAAAGCATAAAAGACTTAAAAAGCTAAAGTCAGTATGAATTGCAGTTATTGTAACAAACCTCTTTCTTTTGAAGAAAAAATATATTTTGAAAAGTATGTACAAGAAATGCCTTTATGCACACAATGTTGTATACTTTTCAATAGATAATTACAAACTAAATACGACGACTAACGGATAATATTAATATGAAAGAAAATGAAATCGAAAAATTAGCTCAACTATTATTTGATAAAATAATGGAAAAACAAGAACAAGCTGATATAGAATATGCTGATCAAATACAAAAGCTAGTTAGTCAAGGCTACACAGTGTCTGACATAGCTAGAAATGAAACAGATGCCTTTGGATTAAATCAAGAGGAAAGACTTGTAGGCGAACTAGCAAGACTACAAACTATAATGATGATATTTGAAGACAAAGAAGAATACGAAAAAGCAGCAATGATACTAAAGAAAATAAATAAAATAAATAATAAATTAAATAATGGAAGTGGAAAATATTAAAGCAATGTTGGCTCATAAATATAATGAGGACAAAGCAGATTACCCAGCATTTATACAACCGAAACTAGATGGCGTACGCTGTTTATTTACTGCCAAAGGCGCGTTCTCTCGTGCTAATAACAGGTTTATGAATGTAGAACACATTGAAAAGGTATTAAAGCCTTTCTTTGCAAAAAACCCTACAGCTATACTCGACGGCGAGCTGTACAATCACGGACTAAAAGATGACTTTGAAAAGATAATTTCATTAGTTAAAAAGAAAAAACCAACAGATCAAGACAAAGCAGAAGCTGCAGAGCTAGTTGAGTATCATATATACGATGTAGCAAGCATGACAATAGCTCCTTATAGTACAAGGTCAACTTATATTACTTCTCACGTATTCCAACTCTATGGCGGTTTTACAATGAACAAAAAGTCATGCTGGCCAATAATGCCAGTTCAAACTGAGGTTGCGTTAGACTTTGATGAAGCTCTTAAAATGCACAAAGAAAACCTTAAACTAGGTTATGAAGGTAGTATATACAGATCTATGGACGGTAAATACAAAGGCACAAGATCATGGGATCTTATGAAGTTTAAAGACTTTCACGATGACGAAGCTACAATTGTTGGCTATGAAATAGGTAAAGGTAAACGTGAAGGTACGCTAGGTAAGTTTATAATGCAAGATGATGAAGGTATAGAATTTGGCTGTCCTCCAGGTAAAGGCTATGATTATCAAGCACTTACAAACATGCTTAATAATGTTCATGATTACATAGGTCAACGAGCTACGTTTACTTACTTTCAAAGAACTCAAGCAGGTTCTTACAGACATCCACATTACAAATGCTTACGTAATTATGAGTAATAATTGTAATTATTCAGGCCTTGCATCTACAGAGTCATGGGGCAAGCCAGCTTGTGAGATGTGTGGAAAATTTATGAAACAAGAAGATTATGATTACTGCGACATATGCGGTGATTGTTTAGATGAAAATGATTATATATGAGAAAATTAATATGGAAATTATATAATGAAAACATGATAAGCATGGAAGTGGCTGAAATGTTATTAGAAAAATACTATGAATGAATATATTTTATTTACATAAAGATCCAGTTATAGCTGCTAAGGTACAATATAATAAGCATGTTGTTAAAATGATCTTAGAATCAGCTCAAATGCTTTGTACGGCACATCATCATTACGATGAAAATACAGATGTACCATATAGAAAAGCTCATTACAATCATCCATCTACAATATGGACTAGACAAAATAAAAATCATTACAGATGGTTATTTAATCATATGATAGCGCTAGGTGATGAATATACAGCTAGGTATGGTAAAATACATTTATCAATAAGTAAATGTTTCTTGCCATTATATAGGTACCCTGTAGGTATGCCTGATAGTGTGTTTAAACAACCGCCACAATGTATGCCTGATGAATACAAAGATGAATGTAGTATAAAAGCTTATTGGAATTATTACATAGGCGAAAAACACGTAGTAGCAAACAAAGATGAGAAAGTTTATAAAAAAACGCCGGTGCTTCCGGCATAAAAGATACGTAAGTAAACGTATGGCTGAATTACAAATGGAAATATGTAGTGAAGCAATAAAAACAGGTTTAGTTAATGAAACCAAAAGACAACAATTATTTAAATACAAAGAACATTATGAGTGCTTGTGACAAAATATTTAATTCTTTTCAAGAATATATAGAAGCCGAAAATATGGTTTTTGAAACTCTTGATGTTAAGATAAAAAGTATGACATTAGGGTCTAAGGATATATAGTAAGGGGCTAATGTCACACAGGAATTTAACATATTTAAATAGGAAGAGGATAGTGTATCGTAAGTACTCTTCAGACGATCCAACAGATAGTTTTGATTGGGGTTGGTATTATGCTGATGGTACTTATGGGTATTACTCATTGTTTAATACTAAAGCTAAAATTAATAGTTACAAGTCTTTAAAATGGCATCTATTAACTTTATGGTATTTAAATCCTCAATTAACTATGGATGAGTTTAAAGAATTATCTGAGTATATATGTTACGAAGATAATGGTTTTATTACTTTTAAAGTACCTGAACAAATATTAAACAACATGATCTATGAAGTATATATGGAAGATCTTGATCAACCACCTAAAAATAGATTACGTAAAATAGTATTTAAAGATGGTACTGGATTAAGTACTAATGAAAAACTAAGTATTGTAGGTAGTATAATAGGTAAAGGTAAAATTATTAAACAAGATGATATTTACGATGCAATGCTATACACGCATGAGCAGGGTAAAATAACAATTGCTAAATTAGCTGAAATTTTAAATTGTACAACAAGAACAATACATAGAAACATGGGTGAAGAACTCAAAAGAGAGAAAGAGCTATTAAATAGACAACATGAAAAAATATAATGTAAAAAACTATATAAGGTATAAAGAAGATGTTAAAAGGTCTATTGAAAGTGTAAAAGTAAAAAGATTTATTGACTACACTCCAAAAGAACTTAAAATAATATTCTTACCTTTAGTAGAAAATATATCTAGAAAATTTGCAACTTCACAGGAAGCATCAGGTGTTATGTCTATTATGGATATAATGCAAGAAGGCAGTTTACAACTATGTAAAGCTGTAGATAAAATAGATAGAACAAGGTTAATAGAGTCTGAAGACATCGAGAAGACTTTAAAATCTTTTTTAGCTAAAAGAATAAGAGGTGGCATACGTAGAGCTATTGATATAAATAGAGGCACAATGCGTATACCTGAACATAAGCTAAATGAAATGCGTAAAGATGGAGGTAAAGATAAAAAGATGGTTGCTATGTTTTTTAATAGCATATTCTTAAGTATTGATGCTAATCCAGCTGATGAAGATATGGTTTACCAAATACCTGATAAATCAGATCCTTATAATGAAACACTGCTTAATGCTTATATATTAAGTTTGTTAAACAAACATTTAACTCCTGACGAAGTTTTTGTTTTAAATAAAAGCTATGGCCTTGATGGTAAAAAATGGTCTGCTAATGATATAGCAGCAGGTTTAGATATTAAAGGTGTGTCTGCGTACGTTAGAGTATCAGAGCTTAAAAAGCAAGCAGTAAATAAGTTAATAGACAATGTAGATCACTCGCAAGTGCTTGATTATCTGTAAATTAACAATTAAATATGTAATTATATATATATGACAATATACCAAAAATTAACCCAAATTCAAACGAAGTTTAAATCGAAGAAGAGTAGATTTAACTCATTCGGTAAGTATTATTTCCGATCTGCCGAAGACATCCTAGAAGCAACAAAACCCTTTTTAAAGGAGCTAGATGTATCAGTTACGATTAAAGAAGAATTAATTTCTTTTGATCCACCTGTTATGCAAGTTACTGCTAGATTAAATAATGGTAAAGAAGAAACAGGTACAGGTAATATTAAAACTGTTTCAGCTGTAGCTATTGTTGGTGTTGACTTAGATCAGAAAGGCATGCAGATGCCACAACGATATGGTGCAGCAAGTTCTTATGGTAAGAAGTATGCACTAGGTAATCTGTTCTTGATTGATGATACTCAAGATGCAGATGCCACAAACAACCACGGTAAAAAACAAACTATTACCGAAAAAGCTATCATATCAGCACAACAATTAGCTAAAGCTAAAGATTATGTTAAGAGTGGTGGTAAATTAGATGCAATAAAATCTAAATATAGTTTAACAAAAGAGCAAGAGAAAGAATTAGCGACGTTATGAAAAATAAAAAAGAAGTATTAGAGAAGCTGAAGGACGATGAACATTATTATGGCGAATACGGTAGACAATTTATATCTAACTCAGATATAAGAACACTGATGACAAATCCGCTTGAGTTCAAAAAGCCAACTCCATCAGCTCCTCACTTTCTTATAGGAGGCTATTTTCACACTGCTATTCTTGAACCAGATAAGATTAAAAATTTCAAGATAGTAGAAGCTAGCTCACGTAATACAAAAGCATATAAAGAAATAACAGATGGTGAAATTTGTCTATTACAACATGAAGTTGATAAAGTAGAAGCTTTAGTTGATAAGATGATGAACAACACTGTGTGTAGAGAATTTATACACACTGAAGGCAATGAGTTTGAAGTTCCAGGTGTTGCACACTTAGGTGGTAATTACTGGAAAGGTAAAGCTGATATTGTAAATCACAAAGAAAAATTAGTTATTGATTTGAAGACTACCGCAGACTTAGCAAAGTTCCATTGGTCAGCAAAGAAATATAATTATGATTCACAAGCTTTTGTATATAAGAACTTATTTGGCTATGACATGTTGTTCATAGCAATAGATAAGAATACAGGACAAATAGGTATATTTGATTGTTCAGATGAGTTTTTATCATCTGGCTTTGCTAAAGTTGAAAAAGCAAATGAAATATACGATTTGTTCTACAAAACAGAGGACTTTGAACCTCACAATTATTTTATAAATAAAACCCTATAATATGGCAGGAATAGTAAAAGCAAGTATCAATTTAAGCGCAATTGATAAATCAAAAATAATTGATGGTAAGAAAGGTAAATACCTACCTATTACAATCACTATTAATGACGAGCCAGACCAGTTCGGTAATCAAGGTCCTGTTTGTATGGAGCAAACTAAAGAAGAGAGAGAAGCAAAAGCTGCTAAGGTTTATTTAGGCAATGTTAAAGTCTTATGGACTAACGGAGCGTTTCCTGAAAAAGTACCTTATGATGGTAATTTAGCTGCACCACAGCCAAATAGTAAACCACAAGCAGTAGCTGCTGATCCAGATCTACCATTTTAATTAAATAAAATAAATGCAAGTCGAAGACAAAGAAATAAATGGTTTTCAAATTGAAAACTTTAATCAGCACGGCTTAGATGTAGGTAAATCGCAGGGGACTTGTCCCCTGTGTTCTTCTTCTAGGAAACCTGAAAATAGAAAAGCAAAATGCGCTAGCTATGATTGGGAACGTGGTCTCGGCACTTGCCATAACTGTGATAAATCTTTTCAATTACATACATTTAAACGTAAAGGTAAAGCTGAGCGTAATTATGTTATACCTCAACAAACAACTGTAGGTCAACTTGGTGATAAAGTTATAGACTGGTTTAAAACTAGAGGTATATCTGAACAAACATTAAAAGATGTAAAAGTAGGAGTTGGTAAAGAGTTTATGCCGCAGACCGGTAAAACCGAGAATACTATCCAGTTTAATTATTTAGTTGGCGGTCAGTTAACTAATATTAAATATAGAGATGGTAGAAAAAACTTTAAGCTTTACAAAGGAGCTGAAAAAGTATTTTACAATATAGATAGTATTGTTGGCCATGATACTTGTGTTATAGTTGAAGGCGAGATGGATGTACTTGCTATACACGAGTCAGGCTATACACCTGTAATATCAGTACCAAACGGTGCTACATTAAATACAAACAACCTAGATTATCTAGACAATTGTATTGATTACTTTGAAGATAAGAAAAAGATAATCATAGCAGTTGATGATGATCCACCTGGTGTAGCGTTACAACAAGAACTTATACGTAGACTAGGCGCTGAAGTTTGTTATATAGCTACGTTTGACGACTGTAAAGATGCAAATGAGTATTTAGTTAAACACGGCACTAAGGAGCTAATGTCACGTATTGATATAGCACATCCTGTACCTCTTGAAAATGTTACAACATTTAGAGACATTGAAGATGAAGTCACAGACTTTGTTCGTAATGGTTTTAAACGTGGCTATCAAATAGGTTTGCACAACTTTGATAATATATTTTCTACATATACTAAACAATTTATAACTGTAACAGGTGTACCTAGTTCAGGTAAATCAGATTTTGTAGATCAAATGTGTGTAGGTTATAACAGAGAGTACGGTTGGAAAACTGCATTTGCATCTCCTGAAAATGCTCCTACATATTTACACGCGCATAAGTTAATGCGTAAGGTATGGGGTGATATGCCCAACAAAGGTGATATTGGAGGTGATAAATGGAATCAAGTAGCTAATCACGTTAACGATAACTTTTTCTTTATCGATATGGAACGTTACACATTAGAATCAGTTTTACGTAAAGGAGCTGAGCTAGTTAAACGTAAAGGTATTAAATGCCTTGTTATTGATCCATATAATAAAGTTAGAGACACTGATTGCCAAACAGAGGATGTAAACCGTTATACAATGGAATATCTAACTAAGATTGAAACTTTTGCAAAAAAGTACGATGTATTAGTTTTCATTGTAGCACATCCAACAAAGATGTATAAAGGCCAAGATGGCAAGATCGAAGAGCCAACAATGTATAATATAAAAGGTGGTGGTGAATGGTACGATGCTAGTTATCACGGTTTGTTAGTTCATAGAGATTATGAAGCTAAAACAACTAAGGTCAAGGTGCTTAAAGTTAAGTTCCAAAACTTAGGTGAAAACGGTGCTGAAGCTCATTTTACTTGGGAACCTAGATCAGGTTGTTTTGTACCACGTGAAATGCCAGGCCTTGAAGAACAAATGCCTTGGGACTAAAGAAGTTTACAGCTGATGATGTTAAATGGACAGTTGAAGATAAAAAAGCTTATAGGTGGTGTATTAACCACGGTATTAAAATAGGAGTAATAGCTGCTCAAAAAGGCTTTGATGTTGGATCTTGGAAAATACGAATCGTAGCTAACAATAAAGAAATGATTAGCCCAGGAGATTATAGTAGAACAGAGATATATCCTAAACTATTTGAAATGTATAGATACTATTACAAACAAAATACGAAGGGTAAAGGATAATAAATATATGATAGAATATAAATTTAAAAACGCAAGCGAAGCTTTTGACTTTTACTATGGAGTAATACCTAATGAAGGTAAAAGGTTTAATAACACTAAAGCTATGTTTAATCAAGGCTTTACTATATTAAATCCTAAAGATAGAATAATAACCAATGAAGCTAGAAACTTTAATGTTGAGTATGCTGAAGCTGAGTGGCAGTGGTACTTATCAGGTGATAGATCAACCGCTAAACTTGGTGAAATATATGGTAAGATACCTCAAATATGGCAACGTATGTCTGATGGCAATGGTAATGTAAACTCTAATTATGGTTGGCAATGGGAAAGAGGTTATCAACTAGACAAGGTTATAGCACAGTTAAAAGACAATGCAGGAACAAGACAAGCTGCAATATCGATATACGATGGTAAAGAAATAAGTAAATACAGACACGATACACCTTGTACTTATGCTGTACAGTTTACAGTTGTAGATAATAAGCTCGACATGTGTGTTGTAATGAGATCTAACGATCTTTGGTTTGGTTTTTGTAATGATCAATATCAATTCAGCAAACTGCAAGAGATGGTCTCTAAACGCACAGGATACGATATGGGTATATATTATCATTTTGCACATAATCTGCATATATATGATGATCAATTGCCAGAACAAAATACGTTAACATCAAGAGCTAGAACATATGGATAAAATTAATTATTATTTATACCATATACCGGGTAAAAAAATAGGTGTTACACGTGATCTTATATCTAGAGTCGTAGACCAACAAGGCTATGACTTAGACGAAGTAGAAGTTCTAGAGCAAAGTACAGATATAGATTATATATCCGACCGCGAGTTAGAACTTCAATTATCTTACGGCTATAGGGTTGACAGACAAAAATACAAAGATTTATATATAAACCAAATAAAAAACCAAACAATGAATATAAATGCAACCGAACAAACCTCAACGTTTCCAGTTCCTGTATCTAAACTAAAAGGTAGGTTAATGGATAATATGGGTAAAACATGGTTAACATCTCACGGTAAATTTGAGATTAACATGGACACTATAAAATGGATAATGGAAAATGTAACAACTTCACAATACACAACTGAAAGATGTTACATATATAATAAAGCATTTGCTAAATACTTTAACACACCTAGATTTCCATTTGGTGACGACGCATATCAAGCGTATTACGATACTCTAAATAAAAGAGCTACATTAAATGGTAATATGAAATATATGAATACTGATAATAGATTCCAGCTTATAAGAGACTGGGCAGGCGAAAGAGGTCTTTATACTAAAGGCGATACTAAAACTCAGTTCTGCAAATTAATGGAAGAAGCTGGTGAATTAGGTAGAGCTGTACTTAAGGATAATCAAGAAGAGTTTGTAGACGCTATAGGAGATATGGTAGTTGTATTAACTAATATGGCTCATCTTGGCGGTACAACAATTGAAGAGTGTATAGACGAAGCGTACAAAGTTATAGCTAAGAGAACTGGTAAAATGGTTAACGGAACATTTGTAAAAGATGAAGAGTAAAGCTATTTTATTTAGAGACCCTGTGGTAGAAAGAGTGTGTGACAAATTTGTAACACGTTCTGATGTTGGCTATGCTAAGTATGGTAGAACATTACACGACGAAAGAGCTGGTAAACATAAAGATCTAGCTGGTTATTTAAACGATGTACAAGAAGAGCTTATGGATGCGATACTTTATATTCAAGCTGCACGTGAAGAGTTAGCAGAAGCTAAACCACAACCTGAAGCTTTTAGACCACCACATCCTTCACATGCTTCATCTGCACAACTAGACTGGGACGATGCGATCTCGCCGGTATAAAAAGAAAGGACCTGTACGTTCTAAGAAGGTAACGTATGATGGTATTACTTTTCAGTCTGGTCTTGAAAAGTATATGTACATAGCACTTAAAAAAGCTAAGATCAAAGCACAATATGAAGGGACAACTTACGAGTTGATCCCTTCTTTCAACTATGATAAATCATGTTATGAAAGACAAAGTAATGGAAAAGGTGATTACCGTGATAGAGGTAATAAAAAAATACTTAATATTAAGTATACACCAGATTTTGTTGGAAATGGCTTTATCATTGAATGCAAAGGACGTGCTAACGAATCTTTTCCAATACGTTGGAAACTATTTAAAATGTATTTATTCCACACTAGGTCAGAAGTTACGTTATATAAACCACAAAATCAAAAAGAATGCGACGAAACCGTGAGCTTAATTCTTGGGAGAAAAAAGATTTAGCAAGAAGAAAATATGCCGAGCGTCAATTACAAAAGTTTATAGACTGGAGTATTGAAGCTAAAGGTTATCTAAAATATAAAGATTTAATTAAATATTCAGAAAAATATGGCCAAGCTGACACTATCACCGTATCGAGTTAAGGTAAAAAAGAAAAGACCAGGTGTTCATAGTAAATGTAGGACATCTAATTCTAAGAACAGTATTCATTACAAGAAAAAATATAAAGGACAAGGAAGATGAAAGAGAGCAAGTTGTTAGAAATGCAAAACAAAATTAAGGCTATGACCAATGTGTTACAGCAATTAATAAGTGAAATAACACATCTAAGAGAGTTAAGTGTAGGAACTTTAGAAACTATAAAGCTTATGCCTGATTATCAAGATGCTATTGATGCTTTAAAAAAGCAAATGGAAGAAAATGTAAAAGAAAAACAAAAAGCAAAACAAAATGGAGTTAAGCAACAAGATACTAAGTGATATAACAGTTTACATGAAGTATGCTAAATTTGTTCCTGAGTTAAACCGTAGAGAGACTTGGGCAGAATTAGTTACGCGTAATAAAAACATGCATATTAAAAAGTATCCCGCGTTAACTGATCAGATTGAAGAAGCTTACAAGTTGGTATATGAAAAGAAGATTTTACCGTCTATGCGATCATTACAATTTGGAGGTAAGCCTATTGAGATCTCGCCTAATAGAGTCTATAATTGTGCTTATTTACCTATTGATAGCATTGACTGTTTTCATGAAATAATGTTTTTATTATTAGGTGGAACTGGAGTAGGTTACTCTGTGCAACAACACCACGTAGCTAAATTACCTATAGTTAATAAACCCTATGTTAAAAGAACTAGAAGGTTTTTAATTGGTGATAGTATAGAAGGATGGGCTGATGCTATTAAAGTTCTTATGAAGTCCTATATGGGTGATAAGAGATCATCTAGCGTACAGTTTGATTTTTCTGATATTAGACCAAAAGGAGCTCAGCTAGTTACATCAGGTGGTAAAGCACCAGGTCCTCAACCATTGAAAGAGTGTATACTAAAAATTAAAGGTATATTTGATGGTAAAGAAGATGGAACACCATTAACAACTTTAGAAGCACACGACGTTGTTTGCCATATTGCCGATGCTGTATTAGCAGGCGGTATACGTAGAGCAGCTTTAATTAGTTTGTTTTCTGCAGGTGACGACGAAATGATTGCAGCTAAGTCTGGTAATTGGTGGGAGACAGACCCACAAAGAGGTAGATCAAACAACTCTGCTGTTCTTATGAGACATAAAGTAACTAAAGAGTTTTTTATGGATCTGTGGAAACGTGTAGAGTTATCAGGATCAGGTGAACCAGGTATTTATCTTAATAACGATAAAGACTGGGGAACTAATCCTTGTTGTGAAATAGCATTAAGACCTTTTCAGTTTTGTAACTTATGTGAGGTAAATGCTAGTGATCTTGAGTCACAAGAAGACTTTAACGATAGAGTTAAGAAAGCAAGCTTTATAGGTACGCTACAAGCTGGTTACACTGACTTTCATTATTTAAGAGATGTATGGAGAGAAACGACAGAGAAGGACGCCCTTATCGGTGTATCAATGACAGGAATAGGAAGTGCCGCTGTGCTGCAGTTGGATATGAAGGCCGCTGCAAGTATAGTAAAAAGAGAGAATACAAAAACAGCTAAGCTAATTGGTATTAATCCAGCTGCTAGATGTACAACCGTAAAACCTGCTGGGACAACATCTCTGGCGTTAGGAACTTCATCGGGTATTCACGCATGGCATGCGGATTACTATACACGTAGGATCAGAGTTGGTAAAAACGAATCTATGTATAAATACTTAGCAGAAAACCATCCTGAGCTAGTTGAAGATGAGTTTTTTAGACCTCATGACACTGCTGTAATTAGCATACCACAAAAAGCACCTAAAGGTTCTATATTAAGAGATGAATCACCATTTGATTTACTTGAACGTATAAAGAAAGTTGCTACAGAGTGGGTTAAACCAGGTCATAGAAAAGGATCTAACACTCATAACGTTTCAGCTACTGTTAGTTTAAAACAAGATGAATGGGATACAGCAGGTAAATGGATGTGGAAAAATAGAGACTATTATAATGGATTATCTGTATTACCTTATGATGGAGGTACTTATACTCAAGCACCGTTTGAAGACATAAGTAAAGTTAAATATGATATGGCTATGAAGCATTTAAAAAATGTTGACTTAACTAGGATTGTAGAAACAGACGATGATACAGATCTTTCAGGTGAATTAGCCTGCGCAGGTGGAGCATGTGAAATAACATGATAGAGTCATTTGTCTATGGTTTATTAGCTGCAGGTGTTATGTTAGCTATAAACAAGGTTGTTACAACTATATTTATAAAAGTAAAAAATAGTGGAATAGCATTAGTCTATGGTAGTTTAGCTGCTAAGTTAGTGTTTTTAAGTATATTTACTTTAGTTATAAAAAATGATCTACAAAATTCCATAGTATATTGTTCTATAATTTTAATAGGTATAATATATTCTAATTTAAATACAATACTAAAATTAAAATGAAACGATTAGCTATAATAGGAGGTATCGGCATGATGACTATGGCTGGTACTAACATGATTTGGCACGGTCAAAAATTAAATCAACAAAACGTGTTCAACCCAAACACACTTGCGATAGCGAGCGGCGCATTTTTCGTGTCGATAGGTATAACTATTAAAATATAATATATGGCGAATAAGTTTAAACCTCATATGATGTACAAAGGTAAAAGCGCTATAAAAGCTGATACTTACAAAAAACATCTTGAGTTAAAGAAAAAAGGATACGGGCATAAAAAGCCTAAATAATAAAAGGGGATCAATTACGATCCCCTTTTTGGTTACAGGAACTTTGGGTATGGTGCCCAGTTTTTTTATTGTTCCTTATTAGCTTCTATTATTAACTCGATTCTATCAGCTTCTTTTTTAGCTTTTCTTAAGTCTTGAGATCCATATCCTAAATCTTTAAGCATTTTTATTTGTTGTTCTTTATTAAGCTTTTTTAAAGTTTCAAAATCTGTAGAACCGTCAGCTGCTTTGTATTTTTCTTCATACCTATTTAGTTTTCTTTCTTCCTTTTGCTCTTCAGTCATAGGACCAGCTTCAGGTTTGGCTTTTATCTGCCACTCTGGCCAACCCGCCATCATAGCTATACTTTGCCATGTTTCTGTATCTTCAGCTAAAGCGGCATCAATATTATCATACTTTTGTAAAAGTCTATCTAAAGGAACATTAGTTGTAGCTGAAACAACTTTAGCGCCTGACATCGTGGCTGGATTATCTAAACTAAACCCTTTACTATATATTTCTTCACGCATTTTCTTATTATCAAAAGCATAAGCGGCTTGCTTTATTTTAGATATTTTAGAGCTTATAGGCGGAGAAAACTGTGTAAGCTTCCATGCAGCATCTACATATTCAGGTCTACTTCTATTTGACCTTTCATATATATCTAATAAAAAGTTTTTAGCAACAGATATAGAAGCACCTCCAATGCCTATACCTCTCAACAATCCATCTAACATACCATTTACAGTTCTATTTATAGCTTTACCATTATTTTCAAATGTTTGATCTTCGTCTGCAGCTATCTTAAATAATGCATTTTGTAAACCGTTAAATATCATGTTCTGAACAAACCCGTAGTATATTATCTTACTAATATTAGCCTTAGCATCACCTCTGCCATTTTTAAGATCTTGAAAAGCTCTTTTTTGCATACGAGCATACTGCATAGGAGTATTAGCAAACATGAGTATTAAACGACCAGCATCACTAGCTTGTTGACTAGATATTCTGCTAGGATCAGAAGATTGTTGAGACTCTTCAGAAACTTGTCTCCACTCTATTAAAGCTTGTTTTTCAGCTTCAGCTAAAGTTTTACCTTCATTTTTAATTAAATCTTTTATTCTATTACGATAAAACGTAGCACCTCCAGTAGCAATAGCAAAGCTATCAGCATATTGAGTTGGTAAATAACCTTTTTGTAATATATATTGTATACCTGCTTTAAATTTATTCTTACTAGTAGAAGCAGCATCAGCTATTTCACTTTCATTTATATTTAACTTAAGACCATTACGTCTATCCATTAAGTAATCAGAGTTTAATAATTTAGTTACATCTTTCCAGTATTGAGGCTGATTAGCTACAGCAGCTCCAGCTTTAAGTGGATTATTAAAACTCCAGTTAACATAGTTTATATTAGAAATCATTTGCAATGCTGCTGATCTAACGTTAAAAAACATTATAGCAGCATTAGATCCGTTAACATAATCTAACATTTGATTACTCAACCTATTGCCCCCTGTTAATCTGTTTTTACCAGATTTCATTCTAGTTAATATATTTTCTAAAGCTTCTCTGTACTTAGTTCCATATATAGCTTCAAGTTTATTTAAGTTTTGTTTACTATATATTTGATCAACATTGTTTTGCCACTCTTCTAAATACTTAGATCTTTTACCTGTGTTTATTAAGTCTAATAAATCTGTAGTTATGGTTCCAGTTAACCAGCTTTCTCCTGGTTTAGCATATCCGTCTCCTTTAGTCACACTAAATATTTGATCTGCAAAGGCTTTTAAAACTCCATTTGTTTCAACAGAGTTGATTAGATCAGCTTTATCAGTTTTACTTAAACCAGGTGTTTCATAACCTGCTTTTTCAAACAAGTAAACTCTAACAGCTTGCTCATTGGTAAAACCTGTTTTAGCTTCTTTTCTCAAGTCTTTAGGTACGTTAAGTTGTTTTTTAAGCTCTTTAAAATCAGTTAACAGCTGTATTCTATCTCTTGATAAATTATCCATAGCTCTAGAGTAAGGATTAAGTAAGTTTTCTTTATACCAAGCCATCTGCTTATCACCTTTTTTACCTTTAGCCAATGTAGAATATATTAAACCTGTAAAATCTTCAGCAGAATGAGGTATAAAAAACTTAAATTTACCTTTGTTAGCTCCAATTGTTCTAGCTTTAGCAGCTGAATACTCTTTAAAGTACTCTACGCCTGTAGACTCTTCTAGTAGCTTATTAAAATCCATGTTTAAGTCTTTAGAAGCTAATGCTTGTTGGACTTTAGACTTAACATCAATAACAGACATGGCGTCTTTTACAGCTTTAACATTTTGATAAGCATCATCAGCAAAATAAAAGTCATTATATCCTTCAGCTGCTTTATCAATTAGCCAATTAGCTTTAGCCTCACCAGTTGAATTACCTAATCCAATTATATTTTCTTTTTTAAACTCTAAACCTTCAGCTTTTAAAAACTCATATATGGCTTCTCTTGATTCAGGTGCTCTAGCTGTTAAAACAAACAAGTCTTCGTTGCCTCTAGCTTCTTTAATCTTTTCTGCAACTTTAAATAAAGGACCACGACCACCATCTGTAACCTTATTAAAATCACTAAAATCCATTTCCCAACCTTTTTCTTTCAACTCTAAACCTCTTTTAGCAAATTCTTCAGCGTTTAATTTTATTTCTTTACCACCTTTTTTTGCTATAACAATGTTTTTGCTAGTAGCTAGCGTATCATCAAAATCAAATACTCTAATTTTTTTAACAGGTTTGTCTTTTTCTCTAGCTAGCTTTAATGATTCATCTATAGACTTAGCTTTACCTAAAACTTCTTCTAACGTAATATCTTTACTAGCATACACAACACCTGTAGCATCTACTTCTTTTACATTATCGTTTATTACACGATTTTTTTCTTTGTAATACTCAGCAGCTTGTTTAGCTTTAACACCTTCTGATGATAGTTTTTCATAAGGTATATCTTTTAACATTTTCTTAACAGCTTCAGCTCCGTACTTTTTAATCATCATTTCAGATACCGTCATGCCAGCATACTCACCAGCTATAAACACTTGATCTTTACCTGAGTTTTCTTTAACAAAAGTGTTTACTAAATCGTTTTCTGATACTCTACCTTTACTTCCTTTATATTCTTTAGAGTCTTTTAAACCTTGTAGCTCTTTAGGTATTAAATGTTGAGCAACTCCATCAACCATCATATCTATTAAAGCTTCTTTATTTTTTCTAGAAGTTTTACTGTTTTTTATTTCATGAAAACGCTTCATAATGTTAAACATTTCTAAAGCATGTTCATTATGTGTTAAGTCTGTAGATTTACCTTCTTTTTGTTTTGGTTTAGTAGTTACGCTCATCATCGGCACTAAACCTCTAGGTAATCCACTTGAAGCACTTGTCTGTAGCTGACCTAAAAACAAGCTTTCAGAATTTTTAAGATTTAGTATAGACTTAAAAAACTCTTTATAAGCATATCTATTAGCTTTATAAGTAGCATCAATAGCCTCTTGTGTGGTATTAAAGTCTTTTAACGCTTGTTGACTTGAATATATTTTTTGTTGCTCAGTTAGCCAAGATTCAGGATTTTTATCATATAGTTTAGCAAACACCTCACTTCTAGCTTTGTTGCCATCTCCTTTTCCCCATTTAGGTTGAAAAGCATATTTAGTTTTTTCTATGTATTTTTTAGTTTTTTCTTTATTTTTTACTTTACCAAAGTTAGGATCTTCTAATATGCTTCTTATAAACTCAGCGCTTGATTTAACTTCAAAGCTTTTTTTAGTCATAGTGTCTCCATTTTTAAATTTACCACCATGACCAGTGTAGTCTCTAAACTTTAACATGCTATTAGAGTTCAAAGAATTTAACATATAACTAAAAACAGTGCTGTTTCCGGCTTCTAACATATCTAAATCTAAGTCTTTAAATATTTCTTTAATAGTATTTTGATATTCTTTTATGTTTTTATCAGTTATTGCGACAGTTCTAAATCCTTCTTTAGGACTTGCTCCTTGATATTCAACATTTAATTCTTTATAAAGCTTTTTATAATCTCCTAATTCTTTTTCAGCAAATATTTTGGCGTCTTCTATGTTTAAGCCGGTTGCTTCAGATAGATCTTTAACATAGGCATCAAAATCTTTAACATCTCTTTCTTCTATTAGTCTTTTAATTTCCTTGTTATTTGTAGGGTCATTTATAATTTTTTCAAAAGAGCTTAAAACTTCTTGAACTCCTTTTTCAGACATACCTGTTCTTCTTATTATTTCAGATATATCATTTAAATCTACTACGTCTCTACCTTCATCTCTTAAATAAGCTAAAGCTTTTAACCTTTGCTCTTGAGTAATATTCTTTATTCTCTCTATGCTTTCTATAAATATAGGTTTAGAAGCCATAGCTGGCGACTTACCAGAAGATAAGTTTTCTTTCTCATTAGCTGTTAAACCATCCTTCTTTCTTATAGTTCTATTAGTTATAGCTTTACCTGTTTGATGTATTAAAGCTTTTACTCTTTGATCTATTTTACCGTTTTCTTTTAATGTTTGTAACTTATCACCACTTATACCAAAGTATTCTTCAAACTTTTCTTTATTAAAAGGTTTTTTAGTTTGCTCTATTAAGCCAGGGCCTGTTTTAGCTCTTTCACCTTTTGTATAAAATTCATTTAGCAATACGGTTTGAACTCCAGTAGATGTGCCTCTAATACCTTCTCTAGCTCCTTCTCCAGCCAAACCTTCAGGAAGCAAGTCGTAAAGCATTTTACCGTTATCTCTTATAAACTCTTGAGATGATACAACTTCTTTACCAGATAATCTTGTAGATCCTTTTTTAACTTGACCATTGTCATCATTAACTTTAGATTCTTTTACACCAAACTCAGATGCTACGTTTGAAAGATCAGGGGTTTCTTTGTAAGACTCTGGTAATTTATCTAATCTAGTGGATATATTTTCTTCTGTAGATTTTTGTTTAGTAGGTTCTATAATAGTTATTGGTTCTATTAAAGCTTTACCTTCAGCATCTGTTTTACCTTCTTCAAATTCAACTCTCTCAACTCCACCAACGGCATCTTCCATTTTCATAGTTTCCATAGCTATTTCAGCTCCTTCACCACTTATAACATCTTTAAATATTATTTTATTACCTTCTCTAAAACCCAGTTTAGATTCAACTATAGCGTTACCTATCTGTAATCTTAAATTGTCTATAGCATATGCGCCGAATGGTACTTCTAAATTTTCTACTTGTCTTTTTCTTTCAGCAAACTGTTCAGTTGTTTCACCAGCTTTTTGCTTCATATTTTTAGTTTCACCATATAACTCAGCATATCTATAAAGCTTTTTATCTAAAGCTTCTTTCATAGCATCTCTATCAGTAGAACTTTTAAAATTAAAATCAGATTTAGCTTCCCACGTTTTTAAAACATTTTCAACCAGTGGAGTATTGTTCCAGTATAAGTTAAATACGTCAGCGTCTGTTTTAGCCTCGTAAGCTGTAGGTAATTCTTCTCTAGCTTGATTAGCTTTTATTTCTTTAACTACTTTTTCATTTTCTGCTGCTCTTTCTATAGAAGAAGCTTTTATATCAAGACCTTCTTTAGAAGCCATTGTTTTAGCTTTCTTGTAATTAGCGTCGATGTTTGCTGGATAATATTCTACATCTGATAAATCTACTTTACCTAAAGCTGCAAATTGACTAGCTGACACATCGGAAACATAACCTCTTTGGTATTCTTTACCTAAATCACCTAGCATTTTAACTAGGTCTTCAGCTGTCTTAGGTTCACCAAAATTACCTAATCCATACTTTTTTCTAATTAATCTAAACTCAGATTTTAATTCTTTAACTAAAGAGCCAGCTAAGTATTTGTTTTGGTAATACATTTTAGGATCTGATAGAAACTCAGTTAAGAAAGCTATATACTCTTCACCTTGTATATTTTTATCTTTATACTGTTCTTGTATACCTCTTCTTAATTCAGTGTCTTTAAACGCACCGAAATCAACTCCTTTAAACATCTCACGCATCTTGTTAGTAAATATAGTTTTAGCTTCTGGATTATTTTTAAAGTAAGCGTTAAAAACTACGTGAGATAATTCATGTAAAGGTTTTCCAGGAGTGTATTTATCTATATCTATTTCTATTTTATTTGTTTCAGAGTTAAATTGAGCCGTGTTGCCCTTTTCTTTTAAACCACTAGCTTGATCTCCTTTTAAAAACACAACTTCTGGAGGTGTGAATGTTGACTCTCCGTTTTTGTTTTTCTTAGCAGCTTCTCCAATAGCTTTAAATATAGGATTTGTTATCTGGTTATTAAAATTCTTTTCAAAATCTGGATTTAATTCAAACTCTCCTTTTTCGTTTTTTATTCTTTCTCCAGTTAAAGGATCTGTAGCAAATGGATTTAAAGACTGATATTGAGTTCTTATACTCATCATTTGATCTACAGTCTTTATAGTTTCACTAACCTTAGAAATTTTATCTATAATAACTTTGGCTTGTTTTCCTTCTGGAGTGTTTTGTTTAGAAAGATTAAATAGTTGCTCTTGTATTTTGTAGTTTTTATCACCCCTAGTTACAGGTATTTGTTTTCCATCTTTATTTAACTTTGGCTCTGGTATTATATTAATACCATTTTCTACTAATAATCTTTGCCCTTCTTTTGTTAGTTCATTAGATCTATTAGAAAGCTTGTTCATTTCTCTACCTAAACTACTATTAGATTGGAAATCTCTAAGTTTTAAATGTTGAACACCAGTTAGTTTAAACATCATTACATTAGACAAAAACCTTTTAGTAGCTTCATCAGTATCTCCATATAAACTATCCATTGCTGTTCTAAAATCTCCATTGTCTAACATATCATCAACAACAGCATGTATTATTTCACTACCTTCTATAGACATAGCTCCAGCAGGTCCAGCTTTAGCATATTTATCCATTAAAGTGTTTAAACCCACCCTATGTTTTTTAAAGAATTTTATAGGTTCAAAAACTTTCCCTAACCCAAAGAACATCGCACCTGTACCTAAACCGAAGTCAGCAGTAGTTGCTTGCATTTTAAGCTCTTCTTTACCAGCCATAGCTACTGTTCTCCAAAACTTAGGTAATCTAGCTATTGCAGTCGGTGTTCCCATACCACCTGTAGCGGCTTCAAATAAAGCAAATTCAAGTAGAGTAGGTACAAAGCCACCTGTAGCGTTAGCTGTCATTTCAGATAACCCCATTTCAAAGTTTTCTTTTTGCTCTGGACTTAGTTTTATAGGTTCTGCTTTACCAGTTTGTACACTCTTAGAGTTGTTTACTATAGATACAACTTTTTGTATTTCATCTAATTTATTTCTAGAACTTTCACCTAGTACTTTTTTTACTTCTTCCTGGTTGTAACCACCCCACTGCATTAAAGCTGCTTCGCCAGTAGCTCTACCTCCAGTTTCTATAAAGCCTAAAACATCTTTTACTATACCTTCTCCTCTATCTGTAGGTTTTTTAATTAAAGAAGGGTCTTCACCTAGTTCTACTAGCTTATATAAACCTCTAATTTCAGCTTCGGTTTCTAACTTCTCTTCTTCCCAGATTCTATAATTTAAAATATCTTCACCTTTTTTTCTAGCTAAAACATTATCTAATCCGCCTTTGTAACCACCAGCTTCTTCAGTTCTAACACCTAAGTTATATAGATCGTTATAGGTTAACTCAATTTCTTTTATGTCTTTTAAAGTTTCTGTATCTACCAACCTAACTCCTCCAATAGCAAACTGATCAGTAACTGTAGATATATTAAAGCCTTTCGCATTTAAATAATTTTTAACTTTAATTATTTCTGAAGCTTCTTCAATTAATAAATCTTTTAAATTAACTTTAATTTTATCTTTTCTACCTCTACTATCTAAGTATTCTGTTTCTAGTATTTTATTATTCAACAAATTTCTACTTAAATCTCTAGCTGACAAGTTTTCTAAATCAGTTCCTTCACTAGCAAACATGTTTAAAGCTGTGCCCATTTTAGCCGCGTTAGCTTCTATTTGTTTTAACTCTTCTTTCTTCTTATCAGAAACATTTAAAGTGTTTACCCAGTTGCCAGTGGCATCCCAAACACCACCACCAAGCTCTTTTTGTTTTTTAACTAGCTCTTCTTTTTGCTTTTTAAATTCAATTATTCTAGTATTATCTTGTGAGCTTTTACCTTTTTTTAATTCTAATTGTTGAATTTGCTCGTCAATATCTGAAATGTTAGCATTTAAGTTTTTTAACTCTACTTGGCCCTCTGTTAAATTATTTTCTAATACGCTTATTTTAGATTTCTTGTATTCCTGACTAGCCTCGTTTCTGCCAAGGTAATTTACAGCGTCTTCTTGAATCCTGTCGTTAGCTATATCTTCAGACTTAGCATCAATGAGCGTACTCATGTTATTTGTTTTGTATATAGCTTGAAAGCTATCTTTAGTTATGTTTAACCCTGTTTGTTCTTTAACATTGTTATAAACATAATTTTCAAATATCTTTTGCTCACTATCATTTAGCTTGTTAAAACTAGCTGATAAAGATTCATTTTCTGTTCTTATACCTGGAAAAACTTTTTTAAGGTTTGTAGCAGCATCTATAGCCACTCCTTCAATACTATTAACTATTGTTAACATTTCGCTGGCATCAGGGTTTCTACTTTTACCACCGTAAGTAACACCTAGTTCTTTTGGTAAAAATGGAGCTGCTTGTCCTTCTTCTTCTATTATTTCTACTTGATCATACAAGTCGTTTGTTGAAGTATCTCCATAGTCGTCATAATCAACAGTCAAACCTGTTTTGCTATACACTTCTTGTTTTACAGGGTCTGTTTCAGTCTTTTTACTTACAAACTCCTTAAACTCATTAAAATCACTAAATTGAAAAGATGTACCTGCTAGATCAAAGCTTTCTTCTTCACCAGTTGATTTATTTTTAACAGTAATACCGTTTATATCAAAAATTGATTCTTCAAATTCAAAGTTAGGATAAAGCTTAGCTAGCTTTTCTTTATTTTTCTTTAAGAAGTTTTCTTCAGTATCTGTCCAGTCTTGCTCTGTTATTTCAAGTTTTTCTTCTTTAACAGGTTCTTTAACTGTTTCCTTAACTGTATCTTGCTTTACATTTGAAAACCCAATATCAGTTTTAAAAGTTTCAATATCCGGTATTTCAAAGTTTTCACTAATCATGCTTTCTCTAAACTGTGAAAGCTTAGACTCATCTTGCATGTCTAATTTAAAAGTTTCGTAATCCGGTAAATCAAAAACTTCTAAACCGTTTTTATAAAGTTGACTTAATACTTTTTCGTTCATATTAACTATTATAAGCTTTTTTCTTTTTTGGAGTTGCACCTATAAAAGCCTCGTCTAAAGCTTTGTTGTCTTCTAATAGATTGTTGAAGTTAGGATATACTTCCCAATTCACTCCTGTCTTAATATATAGCGCGTTAGGTTTAGCTTTTTTCATTAAACCAGAATCCATAAGTGCTTGTCCAGAAGCATATTTATCCGGGTTTATGCTTGTAAATTTCTTAAGAATTCTTACCTTCTTTTGAGTTGGAGACAATGGCATTATTTGCACCTCTTTTTGACCTCCCATATTTGTAGTAACCGTTGATGTGCCTTTTAAGTTTTCATCTATCCAAGAACTATAAGATAAATTAGATCGTTTTTTATTGTTATTGCCACCGCTGTTATTTAAACTACTTGGCTTTGCCTCAACAGTTGTTTCACTAGTAGTTTCTGATCTAACTTTAGGACCCCATGCTTTATCAGCTTTATCGTACATTAACTCAAAAGCCTCATCTCTTTGTTTTTGACTATTAACCCAAGGTTCTTTATTTCCAGTTATATTAGCCCAGTAAGAAGGCATACTTTTTTGATCATCTAACATTACGTTGACAAGAGCTGTTAAATCTGTTTTATAGTTAGACCCTTTACCTGTGTATGTTACATTTTTAATCACCTCTTTTTTAGTGCCATCTGCGTCGTATGTAGTATCTGAAATTTGCTTAGTATAGTTTTTAGCATTTTCTTTTAACATGTTTTTCATAGGCTGTTCTGCAGCTGCAGTAAAATCTGTTTCTATAAACTTAATAGGGTATTTAGCATTTTCACCAGACATAATATCATTTAAACCTTGTAATGATATTTCTTGTCCAGTTATTTTATGCTTTATCATAGACTTACCATTAACAATACTGTATTCTACATTGCCATTTTTATCAGGACTATTCATGTCATTTACTATCTGAACTATGTTACCAACTTCCTCTGCTAAAGCAGGATCAGAAGGCACCAGAACAGTTCCAACTTCACCAGGTTTTAACCCTTTAGCTTCTTGTAATTTATTACTTAAAGCACCTATATTTGGAACCGCTTTACCAAAAACATCTAAAACATTATCATACGAAGCAACCTCTTTAGCGCCGTCCATTACATCTAAATCACCTAGTTTCATTTTGGAATTAGCTCTAGCTGTTTTAACTGCTAAATCCATCATTTGATTCCTAACGCTTTCGTTAAAACCTCCTTCACCTAGATCTTGTCCAGCTATAAGTTTTAGGTTTTCTCTAATTTCATCTTGTTCTTCTTTTTCAACTTCTGCAATTCTGTCATTTTGCTTTTTCCACTCTTCAAGTTTGTAAGCATATTCAGTATCTTTATTAAACTTTACACCTCTTGCAGCTTCCGTTGTTAATCCACTTATTCCAGTTAATCTACCTGGTCTTATTGTTTTTACTCTTGGCATAGTTTAAAAATTATATTTTCCCTTTTGTACTAAAACTCCAGGTTTAAGTCCTTTTTCTAGTTTAAAAGCATTTAAAGCTTCATATATTTGCTCAGCTTCTTTAGTGAATCCACCCGACTCTAGCTCTCGGTATCTTTTTGCCATTTGGTCAATTCTTCCCCAAGTGCTAGGATCATTAAATTTAGCCATTTCAGCATCAAAGTCGAAACTTGTATTGTCAAAACCTGACCCTAATGGTTTGTTGTTAGGATTTATATTACTAGCTGTTGCGTCAACTGGTTTAGTGAGTTCGTTTGTACTCATTTTATTTCCAGTTTGATCTCCATATAAGTAGTTTCTTACAAAGTCTTGATCTTCTGTATTAACCGGTGAGTCAACTGTTGTATCAACCGGTGAGTCAACTGTATCACTTGTTTTATTTTTACCACTACCTAATCCTCTAGCAACTTGTAAACCTAAACTACCTAATGCTCCAGCCATGTCAGCTGTTCTTTCACCATAAGCAAATTGCTCCATACGTGATTGATCAGCTTTACTTTGTTCGTAATCCATTTGTTGACCCTTTCTTTGCATTTCAGCATTTTGAACCATTATTTCTCCTTGAGCCTTTAACCTTTCGTTCGTTACCTCTTGCTTTTCGATGTCAGCAGCAATACCAGCTTTACTTTTTAATGCTGCTTGAGCAAGTGCAGTAGCTCCGCCAGCAGACGCTCCTTGAGCTCTCAATGTGTCTAACGTATTAGCTAAAGCTTTGTCAGTTTCTTCCATCTTAATTTTATTAGCTTGAGTAGCAACACTTAAATTCTCATATGGATTATATATAGGTGTTTCCATGTATTGCTTCATGAGAGTGTCTACATATCCTTGTTGAGTTTTTAAGTTGTCTCTAGCTTCGTTTCTTTTCATATAGGCATCTACTCCCATGACAATTGAAGGTATACCAGCAGCTAAAGAAGCAAACATGTTATATGATTCTCCAGGTCTCTGGTTTGTGTCCTTCTTATTTTTAAAATAATCTGTTTCGTTTCCCATAATATTTTATCTTGATGATATTACAAATTCTGTTGATACAGCAAATAGTTCTTTACTAACAGATGGGTTAGTCGTTAAGTCTGTAGAAAGTGTTACTGTAGCAAAATGTCCTTTTATACCAGTCATTGAAGAGCCAAAAACTATTTCACCTGGTTTTTCAACACTGTTGTTTATTAAGTTAGAAAAGTATTTATTATCTTTCCTGTTAAAACCTGCCCTGTACAATATTCCTTTATCGTCATATAGCCCTTCATCGTAGCTTCTTATAACCGCTGTTGTATCTCTAGCAGGGCTAGAAGTATTTAAGCCAACTATATCAGAGATAAAAGAATCAACTTGCCATCCGCTACTGCCCTCGTAATTTATAGTTTTAAAATTCTTGTAAAACGATGGATTAGCATTGAAAATAAAACTTATTGAAGAAGTGTTTTGTACTTCATAAAAGCTACCAGGATTAGTTCTAGAAGGTTCATCATAGTGGAGATATAAAGAGCTATTTTTAGTTGAATAAAAATTGTTTTTCAAACTAAACATGTGACCTGGTCTATAAGTGTAAAAAGTATCCCAACCACTTACTTTTTCATCAAAAGATAGTGTATTATAATAATCACTTGTTTCATCAGTTGTTTTACTACCTGAATGTTTTTGTAAAGATATTACATAGTTATTTTTGTAATTATCATACGCACCTTCTATTTTATCTTTTTCATAAGTTTTAAACCTAAAATAAGGGCTTATACCTGTTTGTGGTAAAAAACCATCACCTATTCTTCCAGAACTTAAATAAACTCCATTTTTATTCCCTGCTGTTCCAAATCCAGTTACGAAAACGTTTAAGTCAACCCAACTATTTGGATCTGAGTTGTAATCCCAGTTAACTTGAACTTGAGAACCTATTTCTGCATCTATAGTAAAATTGCTTCCAACTGGAGCAAAAACAATTAAAGAAACAAAATTACCTAATGGAGCCTCTATTAAAGGTGCACCTGGTATTAAAGAAAAAGGAGCTTGATAAATGTATCCTGTGTTATTATCATATTCAATCATATAAGGATCTGAAAACAATACAACTTTGTCAGATATTTTTGCAAGTTCGTCTCTAAAAAAGTCTTTCATGCCATATTGAGATATTTCAGTTAAACCGTCTCTTGACAACCTCATTACTGCGTTACGATCTTTATCTGCGAAATACCTTCTAAAACCAAAAGCTGCAAAACTTTCTGGGTTTCTACTTATACCATAATCACCTATATAAGGGGTCACTTGACCTATAACCACGTTTGATGTTGTTTTTAATGGTGATCCTTCAGCGGAATAAATAGCGTCCTTATCAATTAAAGCATTACTAACTTTATTTTCTTGAAATATAGTTAAGTTATTATCCATAGCGTATATCAACTGAACAGAGCCATTGTGAGGGTCGACAGTTTTAGTTATGTCTTCAGCTACAGAAAAAACATTAGTATTGTTTATATTAGTTCTATTATTAAAAACTCCAGAGTAAACTAAACTATTTGTCCTATGCCTAACATCGTTAGAATCTTCTTTTAAATAAGCTCTTACACCTAAATCAACCTGTGTGTTATTGTAACCTCCTCTTATTCTAGATTCTTCTATAATATAATTAGATCCATTAGTAATATTATAAGTATCATTATCTCCTGAGTAAACATTTGAATAAGGTTTTACATTACCAGTTGGCTGTGGAAAATTAGGAAAACCTTGATTGTTAGAACTATCAAAACTTAAACCTTCAACGCCTGGAAAAAGACTAACATACCTTTGGCCTAAATTGTCTTTATTAGCAACTAAAGGTGTTGTAATCTGTTTTAACCAAAACGAATTATAATATTTTACTTCTAATTGATAAGCCATGTATAATTATTTAAGTCATTAACCCCATATGTTAAGGGTAAGTCCAGGATTATTAAAAATTACAAATTTAACGCCATATGGTAAACTTGTTAAGTGACCTGTAGCTTCGCTAGCATCTGCAATAATAAGTTTTATATAATACATATAAGCTCCGTAGTTGCCTCCGTTGCTAGAAACGTTAAAATCTCTATTTTGAAACGAGCTTCCTTTCCAAAACACAGTAGAGTATTTACCACCTGTTCTATCTGTAAATAAATTTGTTGTTGGTCCACTATCTATCTCTCTTATGTCAAAATTATGAGTTTGATCAATGGGATTTGTGTTTACACAATAAATATTTTGATTGTCTCTATTATATTTAGCTTCGTATCTATCAACAGATAATATCTTAGCTTTAACACCTTCGTCTTTAGTGTTTGTAATATTATTAGTTCTATAAAATTTAGCATCATTTGTTTCACTAAAAGAAGTTATTAATTCAGCACCATTAGTAGTAAATCCAAAATAGCAAATATCTAGTGGTGAATAATAAGCAGAAGCTAAAAGATTTATTGCACCTCTATTAAACTCAAAATAACCTCCCCCTGGAAAAGATGAACTACTTTTTGGGCCACTTACACCAGCGTTAATACTATTCTGGTTTATTACTAAATAATTTTGAGTTAGACTATAAGGTGTACTGTATGGAGTGTCATATTGGTTATTAATTGAAACACGGTTACTTTCGTTGCTGTCTAAAAACTGTTGCAAACCACCATCTTCTACAAAATTTCTTGCAAACCAAAAATCAGGATTACCAGCATCATAATTGTCACCAAAGTTAACTTCAATTCTGGTAGACATTATTTTATATATAGATGGTTTAACATTTGTTAAGTTAAATTCTTTTTCAACAGTTATATCTGCAAAGCCACTTACCCTTAACGTAAACTCTACTAAATACCTGTTGTTAATATTAGACAGAGAGTTAAATATTTCAATTGAGTTACTAATTAACTTATAAGTAGGTGGAGTACTTGGTAATGCCGCCGCTTGTACTTCCTGTAAGCTGACAGGAACACTAGTTCCAGTAACTTGGTTTCTATTGCCACTAGAATCTATAGTGAAGAATCTCGGAGGGTTTAATATTTCACAAGTTGCATTATTTAAAGGTTGGTTTTGAGTGTCTACTATTTGGAAAGTGTTACTTACATCTACTGGAAAAGTAGTTGATTCTTTGAATTGTATATTTACATCCGTTAAACCTCCAGGAGCAGGAGAGCCAAAACCAGCTTCTACATTGTTATTAAATTCAGATATTAAACCAGAAGTAGAAGTTTCGTAATATATTTCTATGTTTGATTCAAAAGGATTAGTTTCAAAAACATTTAATTTTTTTGCAAAAATATCAGCGGTTGTAGTAACTTGTTGAGCGGCTTGTGTATATCCTAACCTAGTGTTTGTTTTTAAGTTAGCTATCAGCGGGTTTTTATTATCTTTCATAAAGAAAGGGTTGACAGCACCTTTGTGGCCAGGATATATATATGTACCGGCATTGGTTATTTGAGTACTACCATTAGCACCCATTAAATAGTAGTACATGTCTATATTCTTTTTAGTAGTCCAGTCTCCAATCTCTCTAAAAGGTTTTACATTTGTTATTTCTATTCTACTAGGATTCCTATTTTGTTCGCCTACATTAGCTATAGCTGGAGTACTATCACTTCCTCTATGCGTTTGTTTTACTCTATTGTATAATATTGTAGTTGAGCTATATATATTGTCAGAAGGGCCTACCTCTTTTAAGTCTCTTGGCACTTTATTGATGTTGTCATTAAATAAAGCTATTTGAGAAACAGACTCTGTATCAGGATAAGCTAATGGTATTTCCCATTCTTCAAAGTCAAAATTACCACTAACATTTCCAGCAGTATATATATTATAGTAGTCTTGTTCTCGCTGTTTAACTACTAATTTATAACTATACCAACCTAAAGGATTTTCATTTTCATCCCAAATACCGTTATAATTTTTTCTTTTTTCGGTAGGTATTAACTCATCAAACTCAACCTTCATTGAATCACCTCCCCAGGTTAATGGATCAACTCCTCCATTACTATAATTACTAAAAAAACTAGAATTAAAACTTAGTTCATTTTCACTTAATATAACGTTAGATGATCTACCATATCTGTCTTGAAGAACTACACCGACTTGATATGATCTATTTTGTTTTAAATTATGGTTTATTAATTCTTTTTTAACATTGGGAGAATTTGTGCCCTTGTTAACTTTAGAAACTGAATATCTTAAAGAGCTAGGCGTTGTTTTGTTTTGTAAGAAATTACCATAAATAACTCTATTGCCTACAATTTCTTGTGTGGCAGCTCTTAATGGCACTATATCACTAACTCTTACTATTTCTTTTTCTGGAAGCACTTTTGTTGGTTTTTCAGAAGAGTAATTGTAAATTATAGTGTTACTTAATTTTATAGTAACTAAAGCTCCAGATCCAGTAGGTAGATTAGGGGCTTGAGCCAAAGCCGGAACAGAAAGCTCATCATTAGGTAAGTAACCTTCACCAGATGCTGTTATAGTTACAGAAGTTATTCTTCCAGCTCCATCAGCAACTACAGTTGCTTTAGCACCACTACCATTTCCACCGCTTAGTGGAATATTACTATGAGTACCTACACCATAGTCTCGCCCGGCGGTTTTTATAGTTGCACTTTCAATAGTACCTTCAATATCTTCTACTTTTAAATCTTTTATTACTTTTAAATTTTCATCATCAGACGCCTTATAAAGTAATTGTATTTCACTTACTTTTAATTTTTCTTCTATTTCGCTTGGTGAGTACGGTAAATCAATTACTAACCCAGCTGTAGTTACTTGATTTTCCATGAAATCAACAACACTAGATTGTCTAGTTTTATCAGAATCTATACCGACAAAATACCCATATTGTTTGGGGACGAAAGCATGTTGAGAAAAAGGAGCTGACAATGAGTAGTCATTTTCATCGTACTTAAACCTATAGCTAAACCTAACAAATTTATTTTCTAGTAAATTTTTATCACCAGCAAAACTAGCATTATAATTAGGATTTCTTAATTGAAACAGAAAAGTACCATTTTGCCACCCAAGTGTTGTAGATATATCTAGAATAGGTGTTCCATTAATGGTTTTTAAAGACAATTCATCTCCAACCGTGACGTCTGATATAACCCTAGCTAACGCTTCACCTTTGTTAGGCTCTCCAGCGCTTGTTATTCTTATGTCATATGATGGTGTTCCAATAGGTAAATGATCTGTTAACCTGCCAGCTGAATTACCAAACACTAATATTTCATTTGCTGGTGGAGTTCCTCCGTTTATATCGTATATTTTCCCTGGTAATCCAAAAAAAGGTGCAAGCCATTCGTCTTTTTCATTTATTAAAGTAGACTCGGCTACACCAGATGTATTTTTTAAGAAGCTTATAGAGGAAAAAGGAGCATATTTAGCAACTGAAATATTATCTTCTGAATTATAATAATCTGGATTGTTAATTGCTTTTTCAACATTAATTTTTCTTGGTTGATTCCTATTATCTGTCCAAAACAACAAGTTTTCTAGTAAATTAACACCTAGTATTGGATGTGTTTTTGAAAAATTTAAAAAAGTTCCAGTAACTAAAGTTTTAAAAGCAATATTGCTAACGTCAAACGTATTTTGAAAACTAGGTATTTCACAGTAACATATGTAATGATTAGATCCACTTATAGAATAACTAACATTATTTAATACAACTGTTTTACTAGGCGTAGATATATTACTTAAAGAATCTATTGAAGAGTCTGAAAAGTTAGTTATAAAAAAATAAATTCTGTTATTATTAGCATCAGGATAGCAGCCTATTATTTCTAGATTATCTCCAACTAAGCCAAAGTCAGTAACTTTTATGTTCCCTCTAACAGTTTCTAAAGCACCTACGTCAGAACCTTCTGAAGCACTAACACTAATATTTTTACCATCTCTATATTCACCATTAGGCACGAGTCTAGCGTCTAAGTCTTTGTTCATCTTAGACTTTAAAAAAGTATTTTTAATTTGTGGCATACTTAATGTTTAATCCATTTAGATTTATTTCTAAGCACTTGAGCGATCTCTTCGATCTTTATATTACTTAAACGTATTTTAGCATTTCTAAGAGCGCTAGAACGGTCTTTTTTAAATCTATTTATTATATATTCTGGAATACCTGATCTACCTGATAGTATCGAGTAAGCTATATGCATGTACATTGCTTGTTCAGCCATTTTAGGAACTTTCATATCAGCGTCGTAAGCTAAATTGTCAGATATATATTCTAGTATTATTAACTTACCTGCTAAATCACTTGAAAAAGAAAATGTGCCTGTTCTTTCGTTTATAGTAAACATACCATTTACTTGAGCTTCTTCAGGTTGTAAACCATATCTTTGACCTAATAAAAAATCTCTTTTAGGTATTCTGTAATCGTCAGGCTGTAAGTCAGTTGTTAAAGATCTATTTTTCCATCTTTCTTCAGTTAGTGACTGCTCTGAAAGTAAATTAGCGCCCGTTTGATCCTGAGTAGGCGTGCCACTACCATCTTGCATTGGTAGTTCGTTTGGGTTAGAAGTAACTCTAGTCGGATATATAATGTGCTTAGCACCAGCACTGTCTATCCAAGATAATTTAACGTAGTTTACATAGTCTTGAGGTATTATTATAGACAAACTAGGAGGTATTGTTAGTTCTTGTGATTTTATGACTTTTAAAGTATCATAACTAAATTCTTGTAAACCCCTTTTAGCGTGAAACATGACGTCAGTTCTTTTAGCAGATGGTATTAATTTACCAGCTCCGATATATGCTACCATAAAGTTATTTATAATATCATCTAGACTTATATATATGTAGCTACCGTAATTGTTTCCAGTGTAGTATTCAGCGTTAGTTTGTGTTATAAGTCCCATTTATTATGATTTTTCGTTTACTTCCTCTTGTTGTACTTTTTGTGCGGCAACTTGTATTATCTGTGGATCTCTTATTACAACGCCAGCGTATAGTAATATCCTTAGTATAACTTCTGTTCTTTCTGAGTTATGTAAATCAAAGTCTTTATATCCTTGTTGTGACTGAGCAAATAAATTATTTTGCGATATTTGAACTTGAAAAGGTCCTCCGACTGGTGAACCAAAAGTAGAGTTTGTGAAAGTTATAGTATCACCAGCGACATATCCACTTCCTTGACTAGCAACTTCAACTCCAGAAGCAACGCCACCTGATATGGTAACATTAAACTGAGCGTTTGTGCCGCTACCACCGGTGTAAGCAGCTTGCGGATATATTCCATCAGTAGCTCCACTAGTGTAGTTTGAAGTTATATTTAACTGGTCACCTATATTTATAGATGTAGGGTCATAAACATAATCTGTAAAAACGTATTGGTTTAAAGCGCCTAAAACGTATCCCCATCTAATATCTGTTGGCTTTTTAACATATTGTGCTTTTACCTTGCTAGCTATATCAGTGGGATAAACTAAAACTTTATTATCTTCGTATAAGTATATTGGTTGTGTCTTAGTTGGTGCTGTAAGTGGAGATTTTCTTATGTTGTAGAAATCAGCTCTACCAACTCTTTGTATTTCTACAGGGAATTTACCAGTGTCTTCAAAAGTTAAAGACCCTAGTCTATATAGATCAGATGGTAATGTGAATATACCACCTGCAGTATGCGTTGCGTTACTTTCAACTTTAAACTCTGCAATTTTTTCATCTGTAATAGCAACTCTATCAGAGTATTCCATATCAGACTGTGGCACACGTAGTTGTTGGTTTAAATCTTCAAAGTATGCTTCAAATATCTGTCTTTGAACCTGGCTACCTATTCTATTAAACTCATCAGGTGTCATATAACCACGCTGTTCACTGTTTAATATAAGTAATACCGTTTTATATACTGTATCTACGTTTATTGCCATTTTAATATTTTAAAAAGAGAGGTCACTTATGTAACCCCTCATAATTATAGTCACTTGTTATTTTAACTTTTTCTGTACGGTTTTATAAACCTCTACACCTTCATCAGTTTTAAACCATGCAGCTAATGCTGAATATGGATTTTCATCAAAAGGAATATTCATAAGTTTTCTACCATTACTAGCCCAAGTAAATGTTCTTTGATCTTGAGATAACTTCATTATTCCAGCTTCAACAGCTCTAATACCAAAGTTCCTTAATTCTACATTTTCATCATTTGCTAATTCTAAGAACAAATAAGGATTACCTCTAGCAAATAGCAGTAAATCTCTTTTAAGTTCTTTAGAGGTCATTTTTGATACGCTAGAACCAAACTCAACTCTTAATATAGCTTCAGCTTGATCAATATCCATAGTGCTAGCAGCGTTCATCGCTTGCATTTCTACTTCTAAATAATCTAACTCATCTACAGCTTCTTGAACGTCATCTTTTTCAGCATAAAGCTTACCTTTATTTGGATGGTATAATGATAATAGCTTCTGCAATGCTTGGTCAGATTTTGGTACCATTAAAACACCATCATCAAAAACAATATGGCCTAATGTAGCGGGTCCTTTTTGTTCATCTACAAATGGGCTTTTCATATTAGTAGCATATCTAAGTTCCCTATTGTACCCTTTTTCTTCGTCAAAATACATTAAAGGCTTTCTCATGGAGTGCCTAGAATTTATTCTAAATGTTAAAGGAGATCTTTCGTTTAGTAAATGGTAATACCTGTCTTTTATTTCCCAAGTATTTTTTTTAATTTCTTTTGCTACAGTTTTAGCTGGAGCCTTTTTTTCTTTTGTTTCCATAATATAATATAATATAATAATTAAAAAAGCCCCCGCCGAAGCGGGATCTTATTATTGTTTTATGCTACAGTAGTAAACACATTTGTGTTGAGTACAGTTCCAGAAGCATCTGGACCAGCATTTATACATTTTAACCAAGAAGCTTGTAAACTAGCTTCTAAAGCTCTAGCTGCATCAGCATTAGCTAGAGTCTGGCCAACTGTAATAGTTGAGCCACCAATGTAAGTAAACACACAGTTATCTGAACCGTGAGCAGCAACAATCTTCAATAATTCCTCAGAAGGAATATATAAAGGTTGATCAGTGTTGTATTTTGCTTCAATCATTTTAGCCATAATTTCTATCTTTTAAATGTTAATAATTATACAGTTGATTTTAATAACACAAAGTTATTAGCACCTTGTACACAAAGACATCTTTCAGATAAGAAATTAACTCTCATTTCATCAACATCAGAAGTATAAGCTCCACCTACAGATCCAGTGATCCAAGACTTCATTCTTCTATCATCCGCTTCAGAAGCTCTATATCTTACGTGTAAGAAAGGTCTTCTAATGTTAGATCCTAATGACTGATCATAAACAGTTGAAGTTCCAGCAGGAACTAAAACACCGTCAATGTCACCAATCATACCTCTTGTAGCAAAATCATTTAGATATTTCCAGTCAGTTTTGTAGAAGTCATAAGAACCTCTTCTAAAACCAGAAAATCCAAAGTTAAGTGCCATATCTTCTTCGTTATTAAATAAACCGTAAGAAGCAGCACCAGTTGAAGCATAACCACCATTCATAGCAGCGATCATATCATCAAAATCAAGAGCGGTAGCTCTAGACAAGAATAACATGTTTTCTTCAACAGCGCCTTGAGTATCTAATTGTTTTAAAATAGTATCAAAATCACCTAAAGCACCAGAACCAGGAGCAGCAGCACCAGCGAAATCGTTATAAACGTTTCCTCTAGCTTCGATAGCAGCAAATAAACCTTCAGTACCTTCTATACCAGTTGGCAAATTAGTTCCTCCACCTTTTTTCTCAGCTTCAACCATTGACATTTCCATATAATCTTCAAATCTTAATCTTGTTTCAGATTGAGACTTTAAATACCATAAGTATCCAGATGTTCCATCTTCAGTAGCAACTTCAACCCAACCAATTTGAGCTGTGTCAGAACCGTGTATTTGAAAATTATCTTTTAAAATAATTGGCTTGTTACTAAACTGAGTAAAATCAGGTTCTACAGAACCAGTCATACCAGAAGTTCCTTTTTTAAACTCAGAACCGTAAACAAATACTTTCAAGCCAGAAGCTGGAAGAGTACTTAAGTTAGCAACTTTGTAAGTTTTAACTGTTACAGCAGAAGTCATAGAACCTGCACTTCCAGTAGCATCAGCAACATTAGTTACTAAAGCTTTGATAGTGTTTATGCCGTCAGAAATTGCTATAGTAGCATCTTTTCTAATAACACACTCTTTACCGTCTTCTACAGGAACTGTTATTTCTTCGTTACCAGTTTTAGTAACAGCTTGATAAGAGATGTGAAGTCTATTTTGCTCAGACCAAATAACTTGATCAGAACTCATAGGCATTTCAGCTCCTACCATTCTCAAGAAACCACCAATAGTTCGGTTTCCGTATCTTTCTACTTCAGCTTCGTAAAGCTCAGGTAGATATTGTTGTGCAAAAGTGTTTGTGTCTCCAGTAGCATCACTATTAAAAGCAAGATAGTTTGAATCAGTAGCCATCTTCTTTTGGTGAGGAATTAAACTTGGAGGAAACGCGTTTGCAGGGCTTAAATTAGCAAATCCCATTTTTCTAAATTTTAATTGTTTTTATTTTTTATTCTTAATTTTAACTTAGAACTATCAACACCGCTTATTGCTTTTACTTTTAATCCATTAATATAAACATCACCAGTAGACGTGGTCCTTGGTTCATTTGTTATATTTTTAGATTTAGCCATCACATCTTTAACAGCATCGGCTTTGCCTTGCTCATAAAAATGATTAGCAATAGTATCAGCATTTTGTGCCGCGAAAATAGCTTTATGGTAACCTTTATAGTCTTTTACTTCACCCTTATTATCTAAGAACTTCCCGATTAGGTTAGTAAGATCAGATTGATTACTTGCAACACTTTCTTTATCACTAACGCCATATCTAAACTTCTTTTCTCCAATATTGAAGTCAAAACCTTTGAATTCTTGGTTGAAAAAGTTTTTAGTGTTAGATTTAAATGTATCGTGCTGTTGTTTTTGTATTTTCTGTTCTTCGTTGTATCTATTGAAAAAATCCATAGCCTTTTGTTGGTCTTGAGTTACGCCGGGTCTCAACTTGATTTCGTCGTAATATTTACTCTTAGTGTCCTCTAAAAATTTACGGGCTTTAGCAATTTCTTCTTTGAAGGCAAGTTTCTTTTTCTTTATATCTCGCTCTTCATCCACTTCTTCGTCATATGAAAAGTTATCTTCTAATAAGAAGTTAACCTCTTCCATGTCTAAATGTGGTTTAGTCTGTTTGTAGTATTCTCTAATTAAAGCATCGTCATTAACAGTGGAATAATCAGCACTTAGTCTAACATAGTCTTCTACAGTTCCACCTGTCTCTTCCATAAAAGAAACTAGCTTCTCGATGTTTTCAGGTAATTTTTTACCTGTAACTTTTTCATCTCTTACAGCTTCTTTTAATTCTTGCTCTACTTCTTTTGTTTCTTCTTTTACTTCTTCTTCTGTAATTTCCTGTATAGGTATTACATTCTCTTTCTCCTGCTCTTGTTCAACTTCCTTGTTTTCGGCATTGTCAACAACCCTCTCAGGCTCAACATCCCCTTTTTGTTTTTCATCGATAACAAGTTTGATTGGTTCTTCCTCTTTGACAGCATTTTCTGGTTTTTTAGATAAATCTACTTTAATTGTTTCTTGTTTTTTAGTAAGTTTCTTAGGTTTAGTAGCTTTTTTCTTTACTTTAAACTCACCTTGTTCTAATACGCCATCGGCGCCTTGTTTTATTTCTTCTGACATAATATAATATAATAGTTAATAAAAAATTACTTAGGCATAAATTGCTCTAAGCCAAATCCACCCATATTGTCATTACCTGCGGATTCAAAGTTCTTAGGTAATAAATCATTTTTTCTTTGATCTATTAACTCAGATTGTTGCGTTGCTTGTATTTTAGTTCGTTCGTCTTTACGATCTTCTTTAAAACTTTCTTGTTGTTGTTTAGCTTTTCCTTGAGCTTGAGCTAACTGCATATTGTATTGGAACTCTTGCTGCATCAACTGCTGCTTGATTTGAGCTTCCATCTCCATCTTTTTTATGTCAAGCTGTGACTTAGCATTTTCTAACTGTACTTTTTGCTCAGTTAATATTTGTTGCTTTTGAGTTTCAGCTAAAGCAGTTTTTTCAGCCAACTCAGCGTTTGCTTGAGCTTGCGCTTGTATATTAGCTTGTTGTGCTTGCTGGTCTCTTTCTTGTTTCTTTCTTCTTCTTTGCTTTATCATTTGGTTTGCTAACTTTAAATTAGCAACGTTTCTAATATCAATAGCATCTTCAAGATCTATTTGACCCGCTTGTAAAGCAACTTGAATATTTTGTTCTAACTGTGCTTTTTGCTCTTCATCTGGCTCTAATTCTAAAAATACACCAAAATCATGTATACTTAAATCTATAAGCTCATCTAAAGTTCCTACGTTGTATTTAGATATACTTTGTTCTAAGGACATCCTTGTTAAAGGAAACATTAAAGCATCAGCTACTCTTAATGATATATTTTCACAAGCTCTAAGAGTTAAATATAAACTAGCTTGCATTATATGTCTTGTAGCTACATTAGAATTAGCAGCAGCTAATTTTTGTAAACCAACTAATGATTGCTTATCTGGTAAAGTACCATCTCTAGCTTCATTTAAACCGGTCACGTCTCTAATCATTTTAAGATAATACTCATAAGTTTGTATTAATGATTGTATCTTGCCCATACCATTTGATGAAGAAAGCTCTTGTATCGGAACTTTGCCTGGGTTCATGCCACCATCTTGGGTCATTGATCTACCAACCAAAGATCCAGTTTGGAAATACATATTTAAAGCTTCGGCTGGATTATAATTAGTACCATTACCTAAATCTACCTCTGCTAAACCATCTATGTCCATGTATACACCGTCAGGTACTATCCTAGACATTACCTGTTGTAGTTTTAAATGTGTTAGCTGTATCATATCAGCAAAACCAGTTATTCTACTTACAATAGACTCTATACGACCTTTATACATTCTAGGAGCTACTATATTGTAATTCATGTTAACTTTAGTAGTATCAGCATTAGGTCTAGTCATGTTTTCAGACATCTCCCATCTTAACATTTTCTCATGTCCTAATATCTTAGCTCCTGAATATAAAACTTCAATTGATCTAAAAGCTTTTTTAAAGCTTTCATTTTCAGGTGGATTAAATGTATCTGTTTTTTCTATAGCTTTTTCTAAACCAGTTGCCCCTTTTTTAATTTTAAATACTTGGTTTGTATAAGTCTTATATTCAAAATACAAAACTTGAACCGTGTCATCATCATATCTACCTGACCAGTTTCTAGTGTAATTTTGATTACCTGGATACTTTTGAATTTCTTCTAATTCACTAGAGGTTAAATAAGGAAATTGTTTTTTAAGCTCTGGTAAACTAATACTTTTAACTTCACCTACATAATATAAATCTTCAAAATTAGGGTCTTCAGTGTACGAGTAAACTAAACTAGCTGGATCTACGTAATCAACAGTAACTCCTTCAGACCTATTAAAACAAGTCTTAACACAAGATATACCTAAAACTGTTAAATCATAATTTAACCTTCTTCTAGTTAAGTTATATTTGTTTTTATTTAATATAGTATTTATAACTTCTTCTTCAGCAACTTCAATAGACTGCTTGTAATTCATTTGCATATGAAGCTCTAGCTCTTCTTCGTCAATAGGTGCGTTTTCTTGATCTTTATTAAAGAAAAGATCCATGCCTGTAACTTGCTTTACTTTATTTAAAAACTCTTTAGCATTTATATCAACTAGTATGTTTTCAGCATATTTAGTCCTTTTCTTTATTGATGTAGGATCTTGAGCAACAGCTTTAATATCGTAAGTTCTTTGAGACATACCGTTAACAACAATATCTACAAATTTAGGTATAACTGGTACGGGTTTCCAGTCTAAATTTAAATATGATAAGTCACCATTAATAGATAATTCGTCTTTGTATTTTTGAATAGATTGTTCTCCTCTAGCATATAGTCTTAGCTTGTGAAAATTATTATAGTTCGTATTAAACCTATCGTACCAGCCTCTATCATTTCTAAACCACTCAGATTCTATGGCTCTACCCACTTGTAGACCATAGTCATAAGAAGCTTTTTCTACATCTGGCACAACCTGATCTGGAAAAGAACTATTGTAATTAGTATTTATCATCTATTTTATTTTTGAATTATAACCCGTGTTATCATATCTTTTAATACCTAAAGCTACAGATTTCATTTGTCTTTTGTTAACAGGTGTATACCTATTCTTATTACAAGCCATAATGGCCAAACCTGAACTTATCGAAGCATCGTGCTTTGTTCTGTTATTTATATTAAACTTAGCCCAGTCTTCTAATGTCTTTTGATGGTACATGTCTCCATAACCATCTTCTTTTAATCCTACATAAGTCTCTATATAAGATTCAATTGCAGCAGCGTGTGCTTGCTTAATGTCTTCACTTGAGTTAGGTATTCCACCTATTTCTTTTTCAGTTGTAGAAAGTTTATTCCAAACTTTATCAGGACGATTCATTGAATAATTCCTATAACCTCTTCGTTTTAAATAATATAAAAACCTTGGTTTGTTGTTTTCAGCAAGTATTGGCATGCCGTAAAACACCATCGCCATTAATACATCTTCAAAAAATATCTCAGCTGTTTGTGGCCTTGATATATATTCTAAAAAGAAATGATTAGGTGGTGCATCTTCCATAGAAAACTTTGTCAAACCATGTAAAGCTCCATTAGAACCTTTACCATCTACAGTGCCTGATATGTCGTAACTATCAAGGCCAAATGCTCCAATATGCTCATTTCCAGGATGTTTGCCATTACCTTTTATTATCACTCGATTTTGCAAACTTTTAGGTGGTACCCAGCTTATTTGAAACCTACCATTTCTATTAGGGTTAAATATAACCCTTGAATCTTTTATACCATTTTCCCATTGAAAGCTACCTACTGTAACAGCTGCTGAATTATTAAGTTCAGCATTAAAATCAATTTGTTCGTATATTTTAGTTAAGTTAAATAAACTATCTTTTGTTTCGTCTCTAAAAGCA